GAGCTCTGCATATGTAAGTTATCGATTGAAACAGGATATATATCTGGGGTAATATGTTGTACTTTCCCAGTATGTTCTTTTAATTGATGGAAAAAATATTGTAATATATTCGTTGATTCTTTATTCAAAGTAATTGTATTCTGGGTATCTACATTTGTTTTTAATTTCGTTGTAAATTTACTTTCTTTGATAGATAACATGGTGTATATATACATAACATCATATTATATTATAGCACATTATAATATTACGCTACTGTTTTTTGATGAAATCAAGAATATCCATATGTTTGAATACAACTTTACTTGATATGTTCTTGTTCAACTTTTTATCGGTATTTCGTACCTTGAGAATATCGTCGTGAATATTATTCCAGGATGCACAATCTTTTAATTTATCGTAACATCCTGTGATAAGAATAAATATATTTTCACTATACTCAATACATGGATTTTCGTCTGGTGTATCTTGTTGTCCTATTTCTATCAAATTTGTTTGCAGTGAGGAAATAAGTTGTGTAATATCTTCAACTTGTAAAATATCATGCTTAAGCAATTCTACATAAAATTTACTAATTGACCGGATCTGCTCATTCATCTTGTTTGCTTTACAAAAACCTCCATAGTCTGTATCAGGGTTTACAGCTTTGATTGAGTGAAATTTTTCCATATATTTGTCGTATTCCTGGCTACATAATTCTTTGAACTCTGGATACAACGCAATAAGAATGGAGTACAATTTTCCGTATAGAACAACATTATAACTTTGTATCGAGACGACTTCATATATTTTTTCTGCCACCTTAGCAAAATCAAGGGGTTCGTCTGAATTTCTTGATTTTTCCAACAATACAAGCATTTGATCTTTGAGTTTATCAAACGACTTTTCACTAAATTTGTTCAATATACCCTGAATATCTTCCAAAATGGGACGTGCTTTCTCCGCTTTTTGAACGGCAATAAAGGTCATAGTGTCCTGTTTATTTTTTTTTCTCTTATTGGAAAAGGACGGAGTTTTTATATAACTGGGAGCCCCTACCTCTTTCACTATACTTTTGATTGTATTTAAGACACTATCTGAAAGCTCATACTTCGAATTTGATTTACGAATTCTAGTGATTTCTGTACTAGTGTATCTTATCATCGTATGGGTTTATTATATTTATAGTTTTAAATCAATTTTGGTATTTATTTTTTCCCAATACATATATAATTATGCTGGAAACATTTTTACTATATTGTTTTCTGATTCTTATAATTCTATATGTATATTATTTTTACTATTATCGTCAAAGAGAAGGTTGGGGTAAAGTCGGAAGATCAGTAAGAAGGGGAGTGAACCATGCAGCGGCAGCGGCAAGACGAGCAGCAGATGCGGCAAGACGAGCAGCCGCAGAAGCAGCCAGAAAATTACGTGAATTAGAAAGAGTATTTCGAAATTTACAGAGAGAAATGAAAAAAGTTCCTGGTAATATCAATAAAGGGTTTAAGGATCTTGGTAAAATAGGAAGAGACATAAAAAATACAGCAAATAAGGTGAAAAACGAGATGAAAAAGTTAAACAAAGTAGAAAAGTTTCCAAAACAGTTTGCAAATATGATCAAAAAGGAATCGAATAAGGCAATGAAACAAGTTAAAAATGAGACAAAAAATGCTATGAATGCGATCAAAGAATTTTCAAAAAAATCATTTGATAAAATTAAGTCAGATATAACTGGGCAATTTGATAAAATCTGGGGCGTTATTCGAGAACAAGTCGAAAAATTAGCAAAAATGATAGAACAATTCGCCATGATGGTAGCAAATCAACTAAAGCGTGTCTTTGAACAAGCTTTTGGAGAGGTGAAAAATTTCTTCGAAAATACTTTTGTGAAGACATTCGAATCAATATTTGAGTTTGTAAAGGCTATATTTGAATTAATTTTGGAATCCATTATGCAAATAGTAAAATTTCTATTTGGTATACCCAAATGTGTTCCCGTTTTTGCAACAGACGCTTCTATTGTAATGTTAAAAACGGTCACGCCAGGATACATCAAATCATTTGTGCGGAATTATATTTTACCAATAGTAGATTTCTTTAAGGGTCTTTTGGAAATGATTGGTTTTAATTTCAATCTTGGTGCGGAGAGAGATAAATGTTATCCAAAATTTCCGAAAGATAGTGAATTCCGAGAAGTGGTGAATGAGTTTGCTGGTGAAATGAAGGGGGTGTTTTCATAGTTTTTCTCTTAATTAAAATGTCAACACGAATTTAATATATAATAGTATATAAGTATGGACGATTATATATTGCTAATTGCCATGATTATCATTTTGATATTAATATTTTATTCATTGTATAAATATTTCACAAAGGAGAGAGAAAATTTTAATCCAAAAGATGTAGGTAGAGCAATCAATCAAGTCAAAGGATTTGGTCGAGATATTGGACGCATAACGAAGGATTTAAAAAAACAAACCTCAAATGTGAAGAATTTAGGAAAGGACATTTCCAAACTGGGACCGAAAATAGCAAAAGTTGCGAAATATCCTGTAGAGCTGGGTAATAAATTAAAAAAAGAGGTCACTAAAGTAGCAGACGAGGCAGGTAATGTGATTGAAAAAGAATTTAATAAGATTAAAGACGAAGTAGAGGATATGGCAAATGAGGTGGCTGAATTTGCTGAAGAGGCCATCGGGGAGATAGAAAAGGAGATGACCAAGATTATGGACACAATTGAAAAAATACCCGATCAAGTGACAAATTTAGCAAATGATATATTCGGTGAATTTTTACCAAAAATATTCAATCAAGGATGGAAAGAATTCAAAAAACACGTTATTGACCCACTTGTTGCTTTTTTCGAAGACATCGGTGAAATATTCAACAAGGTGGGAGATGTGGTAATGGAAATTATAGAGACGATTGCTAATTTACCAGGATGTATTCCTATATACGCATTTGATGCAGGATGGGAAGTTGCCATCGCTACTTTGAAAACAATCCTTCCAGGATGGTTGAAGGGCATAATACGTACCATAAATAGATATATTGTGCAACCGATTATTATACCCTTGATCAATTTATGTTTGCGAGCAACGAAATTCTTACTAGAAATATTTGGGTTTAAGTTTGATTTTGACGCTTTGAGTAAACAAAAAGCAAAGTGTTATGATTTTGGTCCATTAGATGAAGTCTTTAAGGCATTTAAGGAATTTTTCGAAACTGTATTCGATGGATTGAAGGATATATTCAAATTTATTCCTTTTGATAAGATTATAGCCGATTTACTGAAACTTATTGGTCTAGGCGGTAAAGGTGGCGGTGGTGGTGGTGGAGATGCTGTAGTAGATAAGGCAAAAGAAGTAGCAAATAAAGTTGTTGGAAAAGCAAGTGAAACTGTAGGTAAGATTACTGATACGGCAGGTACCGCTTTAAAAAGCACTCGGGATCAGGTAGATAAGATGTTAGACAATGTAGATATCCCAGACATTCCAAATATGGAGGACTTACCATCTATTCCCAACCTATTTTAAAGTCAATTCATTGAACAATTTGTTTGAATAAGAATATTTATTTATCGTATATTATCTAATGGAGTATAAATTAGATAATATTCATAAGTACTTTCAATTGCCTATATCCTTCAACAAAAAAAAGATGCCAGTCCCAGAAAATGTGGTAACTGATTTAGAATTGCAGGGAACAAAAGATAATAAATCTTTATATAATTCCATATTTGAATGTGAAGACATCTACGCCAAGGCTACATGTGACATGTGGAGAGAATATTATACTCACGACAAAACGTTTTTGAAAGATACGCAAAAGTTACTTTCAAATGACATAAATTATAATGTTGAACCCTTACATTGTTGGAATAAAATAAAGGGAGAAGTTGAATTTGACGATAAATACCATTTCATCAACATGCGCTATTTCAAATTCCTTAATCACAACTCCGTATTTCTGCAATTATTATCTTTGTATAAGTTTGCATCACCATTGATCTCTCTAGTATATCCTATTTTTGTCTTATTTATTCCTCTCATAATACTAAAATATTATAACAAGGTGAATGTATCTTTTGATCAGTATTACGGCATCATGAAAATGTTTATCATGAACAACTCGGTTGTGAAATTATTCACGGAGTTTTCATTACAACACTGGAGACAAAGCTTTTATTTGTTGTTTTCAGCATTCATGTATGTATTTTCAATTTATCAAAATATCGTGTCATGTATACATTTTCATGCAAATATGAAACATATTAATCACTACATTATTGAGTTACGTAATTACACACAAAAAGAAATAGAGCTAATGGATGAGTTTAATGAGAAATGTAAAAATCTCTCTACTTATCAAAAATTTTTAGAAACTATGAACGCACACAAGGAAGTATTGATATCAAATAGTAAATTATTTGAAATGGTAAATTCTTATAAATGGGATTTTCATAATTTGTCTCATTTGGGTTATTCTTTGAAAATGCTGTACATGGTTTACTATGATTCTTCGTTTCACGACGCTATGATGTACTCGTTTGGGTTCAACGGATATATACAAAATATGAAGGACATACAGTTCAATTTAAAACAAAAGTACATAGCTCGTGCATCATTTGGAAAGAAGACTAAATTTGACCAAGCATATTACCCTCATTTTAAGACGAAGAAACATGTCAAGAATAATTATAGCTTCGACAAGAACCTCATTATAAGTGGACCAAATGCATCAGGGAAGACAACCCTTATTAAATCTACATTGTTTAATGTATTATTATCTCAACAAATAGGTTGTGGATTTTTCAAACACGGATGTATAAAACCATACAAGTTCATTCATAGTTATCTGAATATACCAGATACTTCAGATAGAGACAGTTTGTTTCAAGCGGAAGCAAGACGATGTAGAGAGATTATTAGATTATTAGATAAAAATAATAAAGCATCACATTTCTGTATTTTTGATGAGTTGTATTCTGGTACCAATCCATACGAAGCAAACGCGAGTGCATATGCTTTCATCAAATACATGACCAATAAGAATATTGACTTTATGCTGACGACACATTTTGTAGAACTGTGTGAATCGCTAGATGAAGATAGGAATGTAGATAATGTTCAAATGGACATTCAAGAAGACAACGATCGAATTAAGTATCTATATACGTTAAAGTCAGGAATTTCACGATATAGAGGTGGTGTCCATGTCTTAAAAGATTTGGACTATCCTTCTGAAATCATAGAGATGACGAGAGAATACTTAAAGGTATAAATATTTAAATAGTTATTAGTATTAATTTCATATGAACCTTATTTTGGCATGTGATAAGAAATATGGTATTGGAATGCAGGGCAGCCTACCATCTTGGAATTTGTCAGACGATATGGAGAGATTTAAGCAATTAACTATTGGGGGTGGTAATAATGTAATTATTATGGGGAAAAATACATATTTATCGTTAAAAAAACCACTCTCGCGACGTGTGAATGTAGTGATTTCTGAATCGTTGTTTGAAGAACATAAGGAGTATCTAGCAAAGGATGTCTCTGTTATTAAGTACAATGGGTTTATGATATGTAAAACTTTAAAGGACGCTCTTTCCTACTCGCAATTATTAATATTTCTAGATGAGAAAAAGGGTGAAATTTGGATAATCGGGGGCGCCCAATTGTATGAAGCTGTTTTCGAATATGAATTGAAGTGTTTACTCTTTGATAATGATCAAGAATATGTTCCTATCGATAAAGTCTACGTCACCAAAGTAAACCAAGAGTTTGGATGTGATACTTTTCTTCGAGACAAAACAATTCGATTTATTGAAACATGTCGATGGACAAATACTATTACAAAATACAAAAACAATCTCGAATACACGTTCTATGAATATTTGTATAGTAAATAATATGAACATATATATATATAGTCGATGAATCCGATTGTTTATATTATGATAGGTCTGATAACAGGTGTATCTATAGGTATTGTAGGAATCGGTGCGGGAATACTTCTTATGCCGTTGCTGATTTCCACAGGAGTTTCTATACATACAGCTGTTGCAGTGGGATTGGCCTTACAACTTGTTCCTCAAAGTCTTCCAGGGTTATGGCTATATCATAGAAAAGGTCATTTTGAGTGGAAATTGTCCCTTTACGTAATTTTAGGATCATTAGTGGGTGTCACACTTGGCGCCTATTTAGTCAACTCCGAATATATCAGTGAAAAATTAATGTATAGATTATTGTTTTCTATCATGTTCATATGTACCGCATATATAGGTATTTACCATATATAACTCGTCAGGAAGACATTCGTTCATATATGATAAATTAATTATATGGATACATTAAATGTTAAAAAATGTATTGCCTATTTTACCTTCTTTAGGATTGTTATTGATTATCATTTTGGGGTATTTTGTATTTAAACAAAAGATGAGTGAGTACAACCAAAAGTTCACCTCTATGTTTAGTTTGCTTTCCGCCATGACAGATGAAATAAATAGATTAAAAAAACTTAATATACCATTTGAGCAAATTCAGGTCGGTGATGATTTAGTACATGACGACGGATCCGAATATGAAGAAGAGGAAGAAGAGGAGGAGGAGGAGGACGACGATGAAGAAGAGAGTGAGGAGGAGGAGGAGGAGGAAGAAGATGAAGAGGAGGAGGACGACGATGATGATGAAGAAGAGACGCTTAATGACAAAGAGAATGCTACCTCATCGGAAACCCAAATAGGTAATCAATCCGATATACAATCTATCGAGGAAGCGAGCATTGCTAGTGTAGATGTTGAAGAAGAAGTAGAGAGAAAAGAAATCATTATTGATGAATTAGAAGGAATAGATTTCAACAAAATGTCAAGTAAAGAATTGAAGCACTTGGCAAAACAACGAGGATTAGGTGGAGATAATATTAGTAAATTAAAAAAACAAGATATTATCGATATACTTAATGATAAGACTGTGAAGATCGAGTAAATAAAAAGTTATAAGTATTTATGTTTGCCTAATTATTTAAGCGAATATAAATAATATAAACTAACTATTCCAGTAAGGTTTTGAATTTTCCAGATGAAGCAACTCCTTTTTTATATAACGGAAAGTCAAGTTAATGCGCGGATTTGCAGTGTGTCTATTAGTTTCATCAACCGGTAAGGAATGTTGGTAATTATCTTGCATATTGCCTGACATAACCAATAAGCTACCTGGAGACAAAATAGTTGATTGACTATATGAACTATCGCGTTTACTACGTATACAAAAGCTACGTTTTGCACCTAATGTTACGCTTGCAATGGTAGGAAACGATCCCATCCATGGATCATCATCACTATGCCAATCACTATATTCATCACCTGTCATGTATAAATTTACCAACACTGCGTTGAATTCTGAATGCAATAAATATTCAATCTCTTCTTTAATTTGAAGCACCTCTTTTGTAAAGTCATGAGGTGGTAAACCGCAATCATGATTACTACTAAATTTATAGGGTTCATTGAAAGTCGTCATCCACACCATACGTCGAGGACTTTTTATTGTATTTCCGTCTACAGTATAATGTGTCCACTCAAAAGGAAGAGTTGTCAACAAATTAGTAAATAATTCCGCTGACATTTTTTCATTTATAAAATTTTCGTAGAGAATACACTTAGAGTCACAACTTTTATCGTCTAGTAAAATTGTTTCAGAAGGCGACTGATTGTTTTTTGTTGTGGTCATTAAAATGTAAATTAAAAAATATTTTAAGAATATATTCATTTTATTGTACGTCTCACACACTAAAGTATGATGAGATAGTATTTACACCCTTGTTTTTAATATTGTTCAAGGTCTCGTCAAATAATAATTTTTTCACTTCTTTATTTCTCAAATCTTCTACTTTCTTGTCAAATTTATCAGCAGGTAACGTATCTTTCCATTCTTTTATTTGTCGTTTATATTTGTTATAAGTCAACATTTTCCTGTTGAATGCTGGTATCTTATCAAGAACTAATGCAAACACCTGCTGTACTGGTTTCATGATTTGATTGGTAATATAAAATTCATAATCGATTTTTAAGTTATTGTCTCTAATATACGTAGGTGTCTCTATTTTTTCACCTTGTAGATTTGTATTCGTTTTCTTGATGTAAGCAAAAGGAATTCTATCTCCAGAGGCAGGCTTATTTCCAGGATCTCTGGCAGCTATTCTATCAGCCAATACTTTATGTGCAATTTGTTGCGGGTTTTTATAGTTTGAACGTAAGGATTTCGAAATAATCAACTTATCCATAGGGTATTTTTCATTCTGAATATCAATCAAGCAGTTCTTCAGAAATTCCACAGCACGTTCAATATTTTGCTCCTTCATCAATATATCGATTATTCCGCCATATACATCCTTTACAATAGGTGCGTTATCTCGACGTTTCAATACAATACCCATGCTTTTCTGTACGCATTTATTTACATCAGTTTCATAAAGCATTCCAACGTACCTTTTCTTTGATAACAAACAAAACGGCATGAATGTTTTTTCATATTCTAGATCATGAGGACCTTTCAAAAATTTCGATGCTAATTCTCCAGCTTGTTGTGCTAATTCTATCGTAATTTCAAGAGCATCTTTGCCTTTAATAGGTTCATTTGTTTCTAGATTATGCAGATTGAACGTGAAGAATACAGAATCGGTATCCCCATATATATATTCTGCCTTTGTCTTGACCTTTCCGTATTTTTCGGTATCGCAAATTGCATCTCCATATACTTCTTCGATAATCTTTTTAGCATAATTCAATAACATGCGTCCTGTGGCAGTTGTAGACGCAGCGACATCCTTTTCGTAAAATGTGCTTGTTCGCGCTCCACATTGTCCATACAAGGAATTAGCAGTTAACTTATAACTAAGCTGTCGTTTGTCTAAAATATTTTTCATAAATTCGTCGGTTTCTGTCTTAATCAGTTTTCTGGTGGCTTTTCTGGCCGCCAGTAGCTGTTCTAAAATAGACGGCATAATGGCCTTTCCTTCGGGAAATTGAGCCCATCGGCAAATCTTTGTACCAGTTTTTGTTTTGATAGCAGCTTTTGCAGCACTTGGTCGTCGGTAACTATATACATCATATGTAATATCGATATATTTATATCCAGGTAAGTTGTCATATATGAACTCGTCATTTATGTTTTTTTCACCCTCTTCGTGTACTAAATTTCCTTTCAGGTCAAACTCTTTTGTCCATACTTTACTATCGTGAGATAGATTTTCACTTATCATCGATGATGGATACAAGGATGCATAATCTACACAAGCTACCGGATTGTCTAAGTACAAATCGCATTTTGGATCTAGTACCATAGCCCCCTCATAACCATCGTCATTTTCCTTCTTCTGAATAACTGGCATGAGCGTATTCTTCTCACGGCATTTTTTAGCAATGAAACTGGTGAGTTTAATTCCCTGTCCGCGCATGACAAGGAAATTAATCGGTACAGAACAGATTTTCGCCATTTCTACATACCCGGTTACCACGTCGATTTTGTTCATCAAGTGTTGAACCAGATTACAATCCTGAATACAATATTTCGCAATAATGGCACGATCAGATGATGACCCCTTTGTCAATCGAAAGATGTCTTGAGGAGTTACATCATCCTTCGCCAAGCCCCACCTCACCTTCTTCATGAGGTCTAATTTTTCTTTTCCTTCTATACGAAATGTTTTTTTCGTTTGATTTAATTTACATATTTTAAATTTGGCACCATCTTTATAATATTCTGTGCTATGACTGCTTTCTTCAAAGTTGACGAAACTTCCTTCATGTAATCCCGTCATATTATTTGTATAAATTTCTGTAAATATTTTTGTTCCGACTTTGATGAACTTCTGTTCTTTTACATCGTCACTGATAAATTGACTAGCAACATGATCCAATTTATACGATGAAAATGTAAAATCGCGTCGGAAATAATTATACAAGTCGATTTGTACCCTTCCGTTCATTTTGACATACTTTAAATCATGTTCTCCACTTGCCAACACGATCTTACTCTCTTCTATCGTAATTTCTCCAGTTTCATAGTCAGAAGAATAACATGTTTCTCCAACATTTCGAGATAGTTGGAGAAAGTCATGGTGGCAATTATTTTCTAGAGATCGTTTGAACATAAAGTCATAATCAAAACCAAATATATTGTAACCGATGATAATATCGGGATCTTCTTTCTGAATTAATTCGGTCCATTTCACCAAAAGATCTTTTTCAGTATCACATTCAACTATTTCTGAATTCGGTCCAACATCCTTATCGCAGGTATTCAATACAATACAATTATTATAATACGGTTCTTTCATTCCATGTTTCATAAATGTTGATCCGATAAATGTAACCTTATCACCTTCCACTTCGGGAAACAATTTCAAAGATTGCGTCAATTGATTGATTTTTACATCGTATGGACAACCATCGTCTTTCAGCAATTCTACCACGTCTTTGTATTCGTTACTTTTAGAATATTTATTATATGTATCATCATTTTCTCCATCATCAATCATATATGATGTGATTAATTCTGCTTTCAAATCTTCTCTAGTTTCCTTCTTCACTATTGTGGAGACCCATATATCGAACGTTTTATCGAATTCCTCGATATTGAATGAGGCAGGTCGTTTAATATAAATAATATCGATATAATTGCTCTGCTTTGTTTCAAACTGAAAGGCGGTGAGTAATAGAGAGCGGATAATATCCTTCATATTGCATTTTACCTTGTTGATCTTGAAGTAATCAACAATATTTGTAGCTAGTTTTTTATAATTTTTCTTCGCCAGTGGGAAATCACCGTGACTACTACTCGCCTCAATATCAAAACTACATATCTTGTACGGCACAGGTGTTTCTTTGTCATTCAACGGAACAATAGCATCAAAATCAATTGTGTACTCATATGTGCATGTTGTTGATTTAGTGAAAGAATCTCTTATGTATTTTTCTGGGATTTCAATCCAACCAGATGGACTAATATTTTGAATATGAAAGTATCGCAAAAGAGGAGGGATATTTGCTTCATATAATTCTGTTTGGGTTCTATTGAATATATATGGAATGACTTTTCCTGCTTTATACCACATATATTTCACCTTATTGAACACAGATATATTTTTGAATTTAAACTCGATGAAGTTATGTAGTTTATTAGCATCGAACCCATACAATTTATGTCGCTTCACCAATTTACATGACACGATGCTGTCTTCATAGTATTTACCAATCCTTTTTACAATGAAATTTAGAAATTGTCGTTTTGTATTTTCATTCCATTTATCGTCCACCTTGACGTAAAAGAACGGCTGATAATCTTCAATCATCATTGAGCAAGTCTCGCCCTTTTCATTGATCCCAAACATTTGAATACTAAAGAGTTTCTTGTCTCCTGACGAGTAAGGGCGATCACTATCTGTAGAAGAGTCATCTTCTTGGACCTCGGGTATATTAAAATCAAACAAGCGAAATGAATTATTCATGGTTATTGTTGCAATACAATGTTTAAGTTATATGAAATCAATTTTCTTAAAATATGAACGTTATAATGAGTGAAATGGAAATGGCAACTATTATGAACAAAGAATAAATATAAATCATCGTTCAAGGTATGATACATTAAATATGCAAAAAGCTATTTTAATGTATGGTTATTATTCAATTATATCTAGACTTATTAATTACTCCGTGACTATAGCCACCAGCATTCTTCAGATTGATATCTATATTATTATCTTCTCTTTCAATATTTAATGAACGATTTTTGCTTTCCAATTTAAATTTGTCTAGAAGAAATCGGTATATATTGGGTATTGATTCTACTTCATATGTTGTCATTTTCTGATTAGTGTCCATATGAATTAGTTTCGTAGCCCAATTCTCCAATCCGTCAAAAATGTGTGTCACATAAATGATACAACATTCACGATTTTTTGTTTCATTTTTCAAATAATTCATAAACTTATCTTTTACAAGTAAATCTAAATTCACTGTAATCTCGTCCAACAAACATATTTTGAACGGACGAATTAGATTTAGATACAATTGAACTCGTTTGCGTTGTCCTTCACTGACTGCATTTAATCGCCATTCCGGATTTATATCAAGAACTTCTAACAACTTTTTATTACGTTGAGGATACAATTTTTTAACATTTAACATCATTTCTTTTACCTGTAAACTCGACTGAAGAGGCATATTATAACCTGTAAATGCTACCGACTGTTTGCCCCAGTCATTGTCTATATATGTAACATCATTATTTAACGATGTATCGCGAAACGGATCTTTGTTCAAAACCTTTATTTTTTCATATTCACATAATACTTTCCCCCCTATCATTTTTAATAAGGTTGACTTACCGCAACCATTTAAACCTGCCAATATGTAGCAATTATTACTTTGAAACTCAAGTGATAAATTTTGGAAAATAGTCTTATTATTATATCCAAAATCAAGATTGTTTATTTCGATTATTTTCATTATATACAGAGTTATAAAAATATATTTAACTTAAAATAGTGAGAAATAATTTCTTTAAAGCAGATTTCACAGGTGATGGAGGAGTAAGTGGTGCGGATGTAGTACGTATGTCCTCTGTTATTGCGGGTATTGCTACCTTATAATCAAAAATTGATTACTTCAATCGATCATAGTAATGTATATACAAATGAACTCTTTTGCATTCGTCGTAACAACCGCTTTCCTATTTCATAGATGTCTCTCCTTTGTAGTGCATCCTATGCTCAACGTTGTCTCACATGACACCATTTTAAAACAATACATTAATGACCGCCAACCGGTTTATCATTCTCAAAATGAAACTTCAATTGATTATGAAATCCCTATTTGGGTAAACAAATCAGTTTTCAAATTTAATTTACCTACAACGTTCAAAGCAAAAAATTATAACAAACAGGTGGAACGCATTCACCGAAGGAAAGACAGGTGAATATCACCCGCAAATAATAATTATTAAATCATATAACGTATAACACTTTATATGATTTTTCTTTTTATCCACTTTTTAAACTACAGGGAATGATGGTTGCATAGCAATACCACAAATACCAGGATCATTCACCTCGTCGCTACGAAGAATTTTGATGTAACCTTCATCTCCCCAGGTGTCTCCCCATGAATTTTTTACCAACCAGTAAGGAATGTTGTTTTCTTCACCAAATCCGACGATGAGTACACCATGATCTAGATTTGTTCCGCACGCGTCATCGCTGAGGACACCACCACTGTAGAATTGAAACACTCGTGTGTCCGCTTCAATAGCAATGGATACAGGGTTCATGGATACGGCAGACTTCAAGTCTTGTTGATTATTGGGGACAACATCTCTACAAGATTTCACATTCGCAACAGTGTCGCATGTTTGACACGTCTCTTTAGATGAGGCTGTATACGAGTATTCATTTTCAGAACAAATTCCATTATCCATCATGAAATGAAATGCGTTATCCATCAACCCACCATTACAACCATGATTACCATAGGACTTGGAGCAATCCACTAGTTCTTGCTCCGAAAAGGATACAAGTTTGTTTGTTTTAATTGCCCATGCTCCCTCAACAGCACCTGTCGCACTGAATGACCAGCAAGAACCACACTGGCCTTGATTTTTCACAGGTGTAACGGCATTGTGTTGGCGCCAATCAATACTGGCTACGCTAGATACACTGGCATCATAACGATCACATCCTGAATTTCTCTTTGGAAAACTCGCCTTTGTAAAGAATTCACCCACCTTCATGTCTGTGAATTGGTTGGTTGCCAACGTGTAGTTCAAGCCCAATCCGTTCATTTCTCTAATATATTCCATATTGTCACAAAATACCTCGTACTTTCTATGAAATTCCTCAATAGAAGAATACACTTTATCATGTGTTTTCACAAATTGTTGAAAGTCTTCCCAAAAAAAGTGTCCACTCACAAGAGATACTATTACCATAAAATGGGATAAAATTGTTACGTTCTTATTCATTATATCCCTACATAATAGGAAAACTTTAAGTTGATTCTATCAAATCATATATCTCCAATAAGCGATTATATTTTTCGATCCTCTCGCCTCGACACAATCCACCTATCTTCACATATTGTGCGCCTATACCTACTGCCACATCAATAATGTACGAATGATTAGTTTCTCCTGAACGATGACTTACGATTACTTTGTTCCCTTTCTCCAACATCAATTGCGCGCTTTCAATCGCTTCACTAACCGTACCAATTTGGTTCACTTTTAATAAAAGACTATTTGCCCATTTATCATTCAACCCTTTCTCCACCAATCGTTTATTAGTACAATATAAGTCATCTCCAACCACCATTATTTCTTCACATTTTTCTGAAAATTCAATCCAGCAGTCATAATCATCTTCATCAAACGGGTCTTCGATTGATTTGATGAACGGATATTTCGCGATCATATTTTGATAATACTGGATTAACTCTTTGCCATTCAAGAAAGTATTCTTTTCAATTTCGTACAATCGGCTGTCTTTATTGTAAAACTCGCTTGCTGCACAATCTAACGCAATAAACACATCTTTGTTTGGTGTTAAAGATGCATTTTCAATTGATTTTTTAAGAATATCAAGCGCCTCGGCATTTGTTTTCATTCCACAAGGGACATAACCTCCTTCGTCACCAAAATTGGTGGACTGTTTACCATATTGTTCCTTCAAACATATCTTCAAATGATAAAACACATCGTACAATATTTGTATCTGTTTGTTAATATCATAAGTCTCATTGACAAATATCATAAATTCCTGTATTTGTAATCCACCAGACCCGTGTTTTCCTCCATTTAATACATTAGCAAATGGCGTGGGAATAAACAAAGGTTTTTTATTATTAGCTACTCCTTGAATATATTTGAATTTTTCTAGATCATAATAATTGGATAGTGCCTCGAGAAAACAAAATGAATAGGCCGTTGTAGTGTTCCCACCCAAATAGGTTTTGTTATCAGTACCATCTATGGTAATCAACTGCTTATCAAGGGTGAATATATTATTTTCTCTTAAAGATCGGATACAAAGTTTATCGTTTATTATTTGTACATTCTCCAAAGCTTTCTGTACGGATTTTCCTTGAAATATATGAGAAATACCATCTCTCAGTTCACACGCTTCTTTTGATCCACATGATGCACCACTAGGCGTGGAACCTCGTCCTATTATTTTATTTTTTGCATCTGTGCAAATTACCTCAACTGTTGGATTTCCTCTACTATCTAAGATTTGTCTACCTCGAAACTTATAAGGGTTCACATTTCCAAATTGTTTACTCTTTAAATCGATAGCAATAAGCTGACAGGTAGGTACTTCGAAAAATTCAATATTATCAGGAAATTTTATACCGAGGTGTACAAATAATGCTCTCAAGGTGTTACCATGTGCTACAATCAAACTATTATCTGGAATATCTCTTTCCATGAAAGCAGATACGCGTTTTACAACATCTTTCAACGACTCGCCATTTTCTGGTTTATAGGTATATGACCGTCTCAAAGTATGGACAAAGTCCTCGCCCTTTTCCAGTTTGACCTCATTTTTGTTCATTCCGCTAAAGTCTCCATAATTTCGCTCATTTAGTAAACTTGTAGATTCAAATGGTACACACAATTGCAAGTTCGTTTTAATTATCTGACCCGTCTCTTTTGCGCGTGTCAAATCACTGGTAAAAATATGTTCTACTTGGATACCTGAGTTTTTGATGATGTCTGCAACATATGTTGCTTCTTGAACCCCTTTGTCGCTAAGATCGATGTCTTTCCAACCAGTAAATCTGTTTTCTGCGTTCCACAAAGATTGTCCATGGCGGAGTATATATAGCATATATATTGTCTAAACATGATATTTTCAAAGAAGCTACATAAAAGGATCATTAATTAATTTAAAAATTGATTAATTTGAATAATTTCTGTTGGTATATAAATAAATGAAATCATGGTGAAGGTAGGCGATCTTGTAAGTATCAAGAAACTGTCTGATAATAGTGTTTCAGAACCGATTTACATTGTTGTAAAAATAGAGACTGTAGACGATAATTTAAATTTGTATCGCTATAGAAAGTATAAATTATTTGACTATACTCGTCATAAAGTTAATGACGAAGTTGTCGTTTGGGACCACCTGAATGGTATGAATTATAATTTAAATCTCCACAAACATAACTGTTACTCGTATCCGTATTCTCTATACTTTAAAATATTTAGCAATAGTCACAAAAATTGACGACATATTTTGATCAAAGCATCACATATGAATTTGAATGCAGAACTACTAATGTGTAGTACCGCAGACGAGCGAATAGCTCACTTGGCGTCGATTGAAGCAGAACGCTCAACACTCCCCATGCGACACGGATGCGTTGCTGTATCTGGAGGCAAAATTATTGCGAAAGGATGTAATTCATATAGGACATTTTCAAAAGATGGACTGATACACAATACTTGCTCTTGTCATGCAGAAATTGATGTATTGAGGAAGTGTATGAAAAAAAATAGAAAGGGTAAGATAAATATCTACGTTGTCAGAATTTCAAAGAATGGTGAATATTTGAATTCCGCTCCATGTAATCAGTGCGTTAATGTGATGAAGACTTATAACATAGGTAGAATAGTCTATAGTACTCATGAAGGCTTACTACAACAATGCAAACTTGTACACTATACAAACGTGCATAAATGTGGAGGAGAACGAGCCATAGACGCGAACCGTGTTTCTTCCGTCCAGCGAGGAAATAGAATTGTGTTTAAGGAGGCGTCATGATTGTATTGTAAAAATGTAAAGATGTAATTAAAATGTCTTTTTTTTATCCCCATAATTTATATATGGTAGGTATCGGCATTAATGGATTGGGAAGAATTGGAAAGTTGGTCTTTCTTCAACTAATTGAAAACAACGCAAACATCAAAGCAATAAATGTCCCGGATTTTGATGCAAAAAATTTAAAAACTTATTTGACATATGACAGCGTTCATAATTTGGACCGGACTATTCGTGTAACCATTGAGAATGATGATACGATTTGTGTGAATGGTCGAACAATCAAATTATTAAATTGTCGCGATGCGACTAAATTACAATGGAAATCATACGGTGTCAATTACGTCATCGACGCAACAGGAGTGTATTTGACAGAAGAAAAGGCAAAAGAACATGATTGTGACTATTTGATCATGTGTGCACCAGCGAAAGACGACACACCCTCTTTTATGGTTCATGGAAACCACGAAAAATATTCTGGAGAAAAAATAGTAAATAATGTATCATGTACGAGCAATTCCATCATTCCCATTTTAAAACAATTACATCATCATTTTGGAATTAAAGAAGCTAATTTCATTACTATTCATTCCACTACAGCTTCGCAACAAACAGTTGATACCGTCAAATTTAAGAATAGAACAAGTAGATCTATATTTAACAACATTATTCCACATACTACAGGAGCATCAAAAGCAATTTACAAAATATTACCTCAACTGGAAGGTAAAATACACGGTACATCGGTCAGAGTACCCGTCTCCAACGTCAGTCTGATTGATTTGAATGTTACCGTGGACAAAGATTGCGATTTAGCAGAAATTCTCTCTACATTAGACAAGTATGAATTCATAGAAGTAGACGATAACAAATTTAAAATAAGTTGCGACTACAATACTACAAAATGCCCTTGTATAATTGATAAGAAGGCATGTATGGAAATGCAAAAAAATCAGTTTAAATTGTCTATCTGGTATGATAACGAATATTCATATTCTAACAAGGTGACAAAGCTGTTAGAACACATGATGGAATATAATCAACCATCGGATCAAATGCTGTCAAAACAACATTTTTTGGAGAGTAAGGATTTTTCCGATAAACGCGTAGTGTTGCGTCTTGATTGGAATGTCCCAACAAAAGATCATATAATAACCGACTTTTTCCGCATCCTATCTACCATAAAAACAATTCAGTATATTCTTGCGCAAAATCCGAAATATGTCTTGATAGTTACCCATATGGGACGCCCTGCAAGTAAAGAGGATATGCATTTAAGTTTCTATTCATATTTGGAACAAATTAACAATGTTTTGCGTGACCAACTGGGCAAAGACGTCGTTCTCATTGATTCTATGATGAATACTGTCAAAACCGATTTAGTACTTCAATCTGCTCAACATGGTTCTCTATTTTTGCTGGATAATATACGCTTTATTCCCGAAGAAACGAACAAAACATCACGATTTGAAACAGTAAAAGAAATATACCTAAATCTGGGAGATATATTTGTCAACGATGCTTTTGGCTGTAGTCATCGTGACCATTTGAGTATCACGGCTCCTCTTGAGGATCCATCTACATGGTGCTATGGATATTTAATTCAAAATGAAATATCCGCTTTGTCTGACATTCTTCATAATAACACTGGTAAAAAAGTATTAGCCATTATGGGAGGCGCTAAAATGGATGATAAATTACCGATACTTGACAATTTATCAACAAAAATAGATGGAATATATATTGCTGGTGGTAATATTAATGGGATCCTCAAGCAAGAAAAATATGCGTCCTATATCTCGTCCATACGTAATCGCAAAGCAGATATTCATCTTATGGACGACGGACTTTGTAGTGAAAGCCTGACAGGAGAAGCGGAGTATTGCACAAGTGAGACATTACCAAATAATAAATTCTTCCTTGACATCGGTATGCAATCGATCGCAAATTTAGTTGGAATGTTAAATGATTATGATATCATCTTCTGGAATGGAACACTTGGTGTTGTAGAAAACAATTTATATAAACAAGGAAGTATCACTCTAATGAAATCATTGATGAGTTGCGGGAAAAAGGTAATTATAGGAGGAGGAGATACAGGCGCTTTTGCCAATACCTTTTCACACAATTTACATTATATATCCACAGGAGGAGGCGCTAGCTTGGAATACTTATCTCATGGAAAATTAGTAGGACTTATGTAGATAGGATCTTTAGCATACTCAATATAACAACACAAATAGCATTTATTCTTTTTATTGTTCGTAATCTTATAATGTGGACTAGACGGAGGCGGATTATATATATAATCGGTGTATCTGTATTCTTTACCACAACATGAGCAAGTTTTATCTATCATTTTTTCATATTCCGAATCATTAAATGTGCATCTATTTATGATATTTCCCATTTATACATTATAATATATTTTTATTTACCAATCTGAGGATTCTTACGCATTAGACTATTTCGAAAAGATGTTTGAAATAGTTTAACTTTCTAATCTAATGTAAACATATTATATATGAGTGAATACTTAACAAGTCAAATTATTACCTATATGGGTAATAAACGAAAATTAATACCAAAAATACACGAAATATTAACCAATTTAGAAGAAATAGAAGGACGGAAACTACACATAGGTGATGGATTTGCTGGCTCAGGTGTCGTGTCTAGATTGTTCAAAAGTCATGCTACAAGTCTTTACACAAATGATATTGCTGGATATAGTGAAACTTTAAATCGAGCATATTTACATAATATTGACGAGAATAAATTGAAAAAGATCATGAAATACGTCGATACAGCAAATAAGCACGCAGACAAAGGGACAAAAAAATACGCAAAGAACTTTATTTCTGGCAACTGGGCTCCTGTTCACTCCATAACAGAAGGGGATAGGGTCTACTTTACAGAAGAAAATGGAAAGAGAATCGACATCCTTCGAAACTATATAGAAACAGTTCCAGACGAATACAAATCCTTTTTATTGGCATCATTACTTGTGGAGTGCTCAATTCATAACAATACAAATGGACAATTTTCCGCGTTCTATAAAAATGGAAATGTCGGACAATATGGAGGAAAAAATAACATAGATCTACAACGTATCACAAGACCAATCATGCTAAAATCACCAGTATTCAACAACAACGATTGTGATGTGCATGTTCAAAAAATGGACACAAATGAATGGGTACATAAAGTCCCAAAGTTAGACTTGGTATATTATGACCCACCGTACAACAAACATCCATATAATATATTTTATTTCATGCTTGATATAATTAATGATTGGAATACCAAAATGGACATACCTGATACTTATCGTGGACAACCTCAATCGTGGAAAAAATCTAATTATAACAGTTCTGTACATGCAGAAAAAACGTTGGATGACCTCATCAAGAATACAAAATCAAAGTACATATTATTATCTTACAATAGTGGTGGTATCATACCTCTCGACAATTTGAACAAATTGTTACGCCATTATGGTAAAGTGAAAAAAATACCGGTCGAACATAAAACATACAATCGTTTAAAAGGAATTAGCGAATACAAACGAACACAGAAAAAAGAGGCGATTAAAGAATACTTTTGGTTGCTTGAGAAGCAATAGACATAATTACTCAAAATAATGTATTAGCCTTTTATGTTCAAAATTGATTTAGATACATCATACACATATAAACAACGATATGTTATCAAGTAAAGAAACCAAGGAAATGGATACTATGAACGAGGTTGTTAAAGATGAAACACGTGCTGAAATAAAATTTATTGACTTATTTGCGGGAACGGGAGCTTTTACATTAGCATTGGAACGCAACAATAAATTTCAGTGCGTATTTACAAACGACATGATGGAGTGTTCCAAAAAAATTTACGAGAAAAATTTCACATCACATACTTTCACTCTAGAAGATTTGAACAAAATAAAGGTACAAGATATTCCAAAACATAATCTTCTTTGTGGAGGCTTTCCATGTCAGCCATTCAGTATTGCTGGTGATAAAAAAGGGTTTGAAGACACGCGTTCTAACGTGTTTTGGAAAATCTTAGAAATTCTAAAAACTCATGAACCAGAGTATATTATTCTAGAAAATGTAAAAAATCTAAAATCACATGATAACGGGAATACGTATAAAATTATTGAAGAAAAACTCCAAGGACTAGGATATCATATTAAATCTTCAATATTGGATACCAGTAAAATAACCACCGTTCCTCAACATCGCGAAAGAATATATATCGTTGGATTTCGCGATAAATCAAAATTCGAAAGATTTGATTTTGAATTCGCAACACAGGAAAAAAAAAAAATAATTGATTTTCTTGAAAAGGATGTAAGTGATAAGTATTATTATTCTGATAAGTTTAAGGTCTACGATGATGTGAGAGCGGGGGTCACAAAAAACATATCTGATAACGTTTTGTATCAATATAGACGATATTATGTCAGAGAAAATATGAGTAATTGTTGCCCTACACTTACTGCAAATATGGGTGGAGGCGGACATAATGTTCCTTTATTAAAAGATGACAAAGGAATACGCAAACTGACGCCGAGGGAATGCTTTAATTTACAAGGGTTCCCTACAAATTATAAGTTGCCTGAAGTATCAGATAGCGCGTTGTATAAATTAGCAGGCAATGCTGTTTCCGTTCCTGTTGTGGATAAGATAGTAAATAAGTTGAACAGTGCAATATTTGAATGAATTTATTTATTGGAACAATGATTTTATATGACCATCAAATATCAAATTACATTTATTACCTACTTGATTTTGAATTTTTTCAAATGCTAGTCTTGGACGTCGTCCTTGTTGACACTGATCGTAGTAAGTTTGTGTCTCGCTCACTTTTAGTTGCTTCCATTCTTGACTTTGATTAGACAATTGAATCTCATAAACCAAATAATTATCATTATACATATCGACCGCATCAACAAATAGGATACGATCCCATACCTCAGTTGGTCCAAATGTTGGTGGACCATTTGCTAGATTTAATGACCCTTTCACCTCAAGTCGAATTGGTGACGACATTTTAGATACCACTAAATCACCAACTTTTGTATCCCATGTTGGCATAATACCATACTTTTTCCCAAATGCAAACTTTGCTATATTTTCAGAAATATGGGACGGAAAATTAGAATATCTTATTTTCTTGTTTGTGAGCTTGGCATTCATTTCTTTTTCATTTTGTATAGTTTGTCTATAACTTTCTATACAACGTAGCAACATATCTGGGGTCATTCCATCTGTATTTTCTACCAACAACTTTCGCGTGTAGCGTCCTCTATATACAGACTGTATTTTGACGACTTGATTCATTGTATATGAATAAGATTTTAATTAATGCCTTAACACCAATGAATATCTGTCAATTTTCGCTCCTCGATTTATTGGATGGTTGAACAAATAAATACTGTTGATGTAAAAAATTGACGACTATGCATAGGTGTCAGAAAATCAAATGAAAAATAGACAGCACCCAAAATCATGAACTCCACCAAATATGCATTTGAACTACACACGACCACAAGTCAACCCATGTTGATTACTTTTGACGAAAATGTATCACTACAAGAATGCTATGAACGACTTATCAACGAAATCGAATTTTGTACTATACTACACAAAGCCATTATATTGGATATATTTGCTGAAGATGTTTTGTCAAACAAAACGATTTCACTTCATCCTACACAAGAACATACTATAAAAGAGTTCGTCACGTCAAATCGTGATTTCTTCCCTATTTCACCAGTAACAAAGAACCTATACAAATTATTTGTTATTGATGATATATATCTTAAAAAAACCGCTAGCGGTATTCGTACTCCCATATACGAAGAAACACAAAACGAAATAAAACCCATCAAGTGGAGTGACATTTTAACGCATACAAGAAGTTTAATTTATTTGTAAATCATCATTGCGAGATGTATAAATTGTATCATTTTTTCCGGGTGATATTCAAACTATTAGAGGATTGTTTATATCACTATCGTTATCCACATTGTCTGATGTAATATATACCTTTTTTGATGTATTAAAACGGAAACGAAAAGGGATACAGAGTTTCATTTGTTTTATTGATAAGTAGAAATCATAGAGGCGCATATTATATGTAAATATTTTATTAGATGTAATATAATTGTTTATTTTTGAGCCAACCATACGCTGTTCACAGGATCATTTTTCGACTTTACTATATTTTTAAATCCTGCTTCATTCAACAATTCTTTCATGTCATTCTGGTAATAAGAATAAATATGAGGCTCAGTTATTTCAAACATCCATCTTCGAAAGGGGGTCAAAAAACTATTTTCTTTTTCTCTTAGTACATCCGGTTCTAAATCCACAACAGCAATCACTCCTTTATCTTCTGTAATACGATATATTTCTCGCAATATAGTTTGTGTAGCATCCTTCGGGACTTCGTGAAATAAATAATTACAGGTTACCAGTGAAAATGAATTGTCATCAAAAGACATCACCTCGGCGTTTTCATGTACATATTGAATGTTTTGATTATACTTACTTGCTCTGAATTTTGCAACAGAAAGAAAATAAGGGCTTAAATCAAGTCCTGATACAGAGGTGGTCGGAAATTCGCGATGTAGCCATTCTGTTGATATACCAATGGAACATCCAATGTCCAGAGCAGTTTTAGGATCGATATATGATGTTCCGTTCGGTGCAAAAAACATATTTTCGAAGTTATATGCTGTAAAATAATCACGAATGGTCTGTGTTGTGTTTTTTCGCATCCACAACTGTGCTTCGTCTAATCCAGCACAAGGCCAATATCCAGCCGCAATATTTAAGGTGGCCGCTTCACCTTCAAATGCCGCCTGCCAGTTCAAATTACCGCATTCATATCCATGAAATGGTTTTATATAGTACCTTGGATAGTCGATGATACATGCATTTTTTAATTGCTTCATATTACTTCGGAGAATGTTAAAGGTTTCTGATTCCTGATAGCTGGCGCTTAAATCGTTCCATGGAATTCCTGATTTTTCTGCACGATCAATAAACCAATCACGGGCTTTCTTTTTAAATTGAAGGTTCGCGCGATACCACGTTTTTGGTATATTTAACGATTCAACAACTTGAATAAAAAATATAATAAATAATACGATCTTCATGATGTAAATATCTAGTATATCTTTATATATTATGCATAGGATATATAAATCTTAGCATTTTTAACATATCCTTATAATTTTTGCTAACATTAATAATATGATAATAATAAATATGGAGGATATAAAATTAGTGGAAGAGACTTTGAAATCGTTTTCCCTTCGCGTTTACAACTTGTTACAGAAGTTTGATTTTCATACGGCCGATACTGGATTAATTAATTCATCGGGTGACCATGTGAATAATTTGGATGATATGGCAGATCATATGAGTGAAGAAGTATTTAAAGAATGTGAATTGATTTACGGTTTTATATCAGAAGAACGAGAAGACTTAGTCATCACAAACGCAAAAGGTAAATATATAGTCACTATCGACCCGTTGGACGGTTCCCAAAACATTGATGTTGGGTTCAATGTTGGTGCTATTTTTGGTATATACGAGACACAAGATGTGAATTCGTTGAAAAATGGGAGGGATCTAGTTGGTGCTGGTTATACTATTTTTTCAACCAGTTTACAATTCATATTCGCCAAGGAAATCGTAAATATGCATCGTTATAACTTTGATACACAAAAGTGGTGTTGCTATATGAATCACCATGGCATCCCCAACAAAGGAAAAATATACTCGCTAAACGAAGGTATTTCGAATACATTTTATGATGATATCTCCTCTTTTGTCGCCAATCATATGAAAGGTAGATCACTACGATGGATGAGCTGTATGGTAACCGATGTTCATCGTTCATTGATGCAAGGCGGATGCTTTTTATACCCACAAAATAAAAAAAGTAAAGATGGGAAATTACGACTCGTATATGAATTATATCCCATGGCATATATTTGGGAGAAATGTGGGGGGTCTGCATATTTAAACATGGACAAAGATGCTATTTTAGACGAACCCTTTCCAATTGACAATTTGCATAAGAAACATGGATGCATATTGTTAGGCCCATATGAAAGTAACTTAGTCTAAGACTTGAATATTAAATAACGATTTGTATTCTATATTTAATATTTTAATAAGTATATGTTTGTATACCTTCTCATGTGTTCTGATAATTCTACATATGTAGGCGCCACGGTCAATCTAGAAAGGCGATTACGACAACACAACAAAGAAATTAAGGGAGGAGCTCGAGCAACCGGAATGAAAGTAGAGGCAGGAAAAGAATGGAAACGAATTTGTTATATTTCGGGATTTCCAAATTGGAGCGCGACCTTGCAATTTGAATGGAGATGGAAACAACTATCACGAAAATTACCTATTTCACTTTATCCACTCGAAAGAAGAATGACAGCGCTAAAGCAGTTACTCATGTTAGAGCGCGCAACCTCAAAGGCTATTCCGTATTCACAATGGGAACATAAACCAGTTGTTCACGTTGAAGATGCACATGATATATGTTCTGTATATATTCATGAGGAAGATAGCTCTCACTATTTGATTGATATAGAAGAATATAATGAAAATCCAAATGATTGATATTATTATTTTTTTTTTAGTAATTCTTCATCGAAAAATATCGATCAAACACCCATTCTTTTTTATTTCTAAGGAAATAGAATTTTGTAAAATTTACAAAAAAAGTGATTGAGAGCATAATGCTCTTATTTCTGTTTTTTGTTTTACAATTTGTGACCATAACTTTTTTTATAATTTATTGCGAAAACAATTTAGGCGTTTTTCTGTTCTATATTTATAGAACATTTAGAATGGAAAAAACGCCAAAAAATGCCCAAAGTTTTTATTGTGAAAAGTGTGACTTTAAATGTAGCAAGAAAAGTAACTATGAAAATCATCTACGCACAGCAAAGCATCGAAATAGAACGATTTCGAACGATTTCTCCCCAAAAAATGCCGAATATTTTTGCGAATGTGGAAAAAGATATAAAGCCCGAAACAGTTTATGGTATCATAAAAAGAAGTGTACGTACATAGAAACATCTGTAGACAAGGAGATTCCTGCGGAACCAATGATGGAATATTTATTGAAGGAGAATTTGGAGATGAAAAAGATGATGGTAGATATGTGTCAAAAATTAGAGCCGGTTTCAAATATTACAAATAATAACGTGAACAGTCACAATAAGATATTCAATTTAAATTTGTTTTTAAATGAGCAATGTAAAGATGCAATGAATATGACTGAATTTATAGAATCTATTCAGCTTACTATGGAAGATGTTCTCAAAATAACAGAACAGGGTCAGACAAAAGGAATGTCTAATATTCTTATTGATAAGTTAAGCTCATTAGATATTTTAAAGCGTCCGATGCATTGTAGTGATGCGAAGAAGGAAATCATATATGTAAAGGACGAAGATAAATGGAAAGAAGAAGCCAGAGAAAAACCAAAACTTCGGCATGCATTGGACCAAATAACGAAGAAGGGAATACAAGCACTGCCTGAAATGGATCAGACCCCAGACGACTACGTGAACACGGTGAGTGAATTGTTGAAGGATCCTCGTGAAGATAAAAAAATCATCAGCGAGGTCGCGAAGAAGATCATTGTGAATAAAGGCTGAAACGGAGGTGTAGTTCACTTTATAAATTATAAGCATAAATGAATTAATTATCTTATAAGTATATAAACGAAATGGAAAAATTAAATAAGCAACTAAATGATACTATTATCACTGTCTGTGATACATCACCATGTAGATATGGTATTCCATTACATGTTTTCCAAACATACAAAAAAGACATGCCTCAATCAGTAAAAAACGGTGTTCTCGCCTTAAGAAATCAAAATCCTGATTTTTGCTTTTACCTATACACTGATGACGCTATGGAACATTTCATAAAAGAAAGTTTTGACATGAATGTTTATAATGCATTTAGTCGGTTAAAACCAATGGCATATAAATCAGATCTCTTTCGCTATTGTGTTTTATATAAATATGGTGGAATATACATGGATATAAAATTACAAATGGCAGGAAATAATGATCTACTATCGTTTCTAGGTGAAACAAAATATCATGTTTTGGATGAAACAAATTATACTAGAAATCATAAACACTTTGGGGGATTTATATATCAAGGATTTTTGGTCAGCAAACCTAATGATCCGTTTTATAAAGACCTAATAGATACTATCGTAAAACATAGTGAAACAAATTTTATAGGAAAAAATCCTTTGGATATCACCGGTCCTAATATGTATTGGCGTGTATTACAGAAACATAAATCTCCTGTAGATGACTGTGAGACTTTTACTCATAAAGGATATGCTAATATTTATTATAAAGGAAAATCGTATGTGAAAGGACATGATTTGAACAAATATTATGCTGATATGGGAAATAAAAATAGATATTATAACATGTGGCCAAACAACGTATATATGTAGAATGTATTTTTCTCGTTATATTCAACTATACAGCATTATTTCCAAATAAGAAAAATGGGATTATGATTTTATTTGTTTGTATTCTAAACTCAATAAAAATTTTACAACGTTATCAAATTGTTCCTTATCATTTGGTATATTGTCGCCATGATCCTTACATGTGATATCAAT